TACCTATTTCATTTTCAAGAGAATCAATATCTTCCCGTGTCCATGTCATACCGGCTTCGCTCATTTCCATCATCTCTACACAAAATTCCCTTGATGGGTGATCGTCTGTGTCTCTTTCGTCAACAGGTATAGCGTCCCTCCATGCGTAAGCATAAACCACATCTATGCTTGGGGCTTTGCCTTCAGCTCTCTTTGGCAGTGTTGCGGATGGAGGGCTGATAGAAACAATGGATGGGTCTTTGGTTATAGCGTCTTTAGCGAAGGTTATTAACTCTTCCTCTGTTTGTTTGTGTTTTGAATAAACCCACTCCACTGGACGGGATTTAAGTACTTTCCCTCCTCGTTTCTTTCCGCGCTTTCTTAGTTCCAGTATCACCCGATCCTCTGTTTCTTTTTTGAACTTCTTTGTATTTTCTGCTTCCTTTTTATCTTCCCGTTCTTGTTCATGTTCGGGGTATTTTGTCAGGTCAACACCCATTCTTTGTGCTACCATTTCTGATATGGCTCTTTCAGGTAGATATTTTACCATAATTGACTCTGAGAATATATACCCTATCGGCTCAATCTTGCCCAACTTCAGTTCCCCTTTAATGCCTTTCGCTTTCGCCACAATGCCTATCAGTTTTTCAAACAACTGCTGCTTTGGAGTTACATAAATGTTCTGGAATAGTTCGTTGGCTTCAATCAGTTCGCTTCTGCCACCAAGTTGCCCCGAAGTCTTAATACCAAATAACATCGGGCTGGTAACATGATGCCCTGTGAATATTTCCTGCTGCACCGTCTCATTGAGTATTTGCAAGTGCCTGTCCAAATCTTCCGGCTCTAATTTCTGTACATCGCTTCCCTTATCCTTGAGGTCGGTGAAATTTAATACATACTTCTTGCTTCGCGCTCCGGTGAGTTTAGCCCCAATCTTCTCTTCTAATCGCTGCTGCTCCTTCTCTGTAGGAATACCGTTATAAAAATTGATAATGTGACTTGCCGAAAATCCATTATGAATAGCGTTATTCCAGTAATCCCCTATCTGAATGTCGATGTCAATATGAACCACTGCTCCCTGATATTCAGGCAAAGGATAGGTCTTTAATCCCGGACGGTATGCCTTGTAAAAAAATATCTGAGCCCCGGTTTTGTCATTCTCTTCATAAGGTTTGTATGTTTTAACATCATCCGGGTTGTCATTTCGAATAAATTCCCCCGGATTATCCCTATGTTCCCTTGTCCATTTTTCGCTCCAATAAAACTCGGTGTTGTCTTTATTGCTCCTCATATCGGAGTAGTCCATGTGGCGTATTTCCGCTATCTTATTTCCTGCCCTTTCCCATATAATCTCCATATAAAATCCAGAGAATAGTTCGCAGTCGAGAATACATTTCGTAGTGACCTCATTGAGCGTCTCGTTATCTGAATTAACTATTTCTTCCCCGTCTTTTCCGAAGCCCTGACCGAATACATACTTTGCCTTTCCGTTTACAATAGCATTATGCTTACTGGATCGGTTATAAAGATCAAGAAGATAAAGCGGGTATTCATTTTTTTTGCCGTATAATACCCATTCCTTACCCTGTATTTCTTTAAAAGATGGCACGTCATGGGCAGCCATCTTCAGAATGGTTATATTTCCTGCGCTGAATACAGCTTTAGGTAGGGTATTTGTATTCTTTTTCATCTAAAGGCGCATTATATGTATTGTCCGTTCCCAGTACCTTTAATAGTCCGTATTCAATCGGTGTTTTTACCGTTGCCTCAAGCTCATCCAGATTAGTTGAACTTGACTGCTCGTACACCCTGTAATCATAATCTCCACTTGTTAATGTTATCGTTCCGCTTGTCAGTATTTCCGTAGTGCTCTCTGTGATTGTGAATTTATTGTATCTGTCCGTATAGCTACTCTGGTCCGAAGGTAAGATAAACCGCTTTACAATAGATGAACTTCGCCCCTCTACCCTCACCAGAAAGAAGGGCGTGGTTAGTGTCACCTTCTCTGTAAGCGTGAAGTATAGGGTGTTGTTTGTATTCTTCGTTATGGTTTGCATTCATGCTTCTTATTTAAACTAAAAAGGCGGACGTAAACGCCCGCCAAGTTAGTGAATGGATAACAAAGATATTCTTTATGTGTCAATCAGTGTGTTATAGGTGGCTGCCGACATATTTACAATAGACTGGCTTTCTTTTGCCGTAAATGTTAATGTGCTGCCTGAGCGATCCCCGCGTGCCGTACCGCTTGAGTGTTTACCTGCGGTTAAATCTGCGCCATAATCTAAACCAATGAGCCAGTAGTTATCATTCATATCTCTAACGGCCAGTTGTACCGGGGTCTGTGCGTAGATAGCGATCTCGTTTCTGTTCTTTGCTGAGAATTTATTAAACACCACATTTAGTATCTGCTCATAAAAGGTCGTACCGTTCTGAATGTTAGTGGTTATATTCTCATCAAAGGATGCAGTCTCTTTTTCAAGGCTCCATGTATACCAGCCGGTCCGATTTCCTGATGCGATAGTAACAACACCGGAAGAAACGGTATAATCTGCCGCTACCTCAGTGAGTCCTGGGTGTGCGTGGATCTTTATTTCCTTCAGTCCGCCTACCGAGTCCCGGCAGTCAAGAAGCATTGATGTGGTTAGAGCGCAAGCCATGTTTTATAGTAAAGGGGCTGACTTTTTACATCTGCCCCGTTTTTATTATGTGTTAGCGTATGCCGCGATCTCGTCAGTAAATACAGGAAGTACCCCTACGAAGAATCTCATGTGACATTTAATGTTACGGTCATCTTTAGAATACCATACTTCGAAATTTGAAGTGTCGGCTTCCACGTTAAAACCTACCACGAGATTGTCGGTATAGGTAGCGAAAATCCGATTTTTTACAGCCGTTGCTAAAGATCCGGAATCAACAGGAGAATTGTTGTTCAGTCCAGGGACACCAATTACTTTGATGTTTGTGCCGGGATACATCAGTTCAAACGCGTCGAGGCTGCTTCCTTCAGCTTTTACATTGAAATAATTGCCTGTCCAGAGTTTATTCTGAAGGATTCTGAAAGTATCATACCCGCAGAAAATCTTAGGGTCTTTATCAGCAATCTGATTCGGTATTCCGGTAGTGGCATTGAAGCAGAACTCATCAAAAATATCAAGTACGTTTGATGTGGTTATGCTCGTGCGGGCGGTTACTACCACTTCGTCAGAAGCCGCATCAATTTTTTCGATAAATCCGTCAAAATGCTTGAGATATGTGGCGTTTGTGTAGGTCGTCTTAGCTTGCCACAGAGCCCGTTCAAGTTGGATGCCTAATTGTGCTAATTTACGTTCAACCCACCATGAAATAACTTCACCTGTTTCAGGGGTAGAGGTATTGCCGGGAATCCATGTCTGCTTAGTGAACAAATCCTGAAGTGTATTTGGGCAGATGGTCTCCTGAACGGTCACAGGAACCGTGGTAATGGTTTTTTGAGTGATTGTGGTTGTGCCGGAAGTGGTGTAATTACATCCTGTGCCTGCCTGCCACGGTGTAGTTGTTTCAAATACGGGCAGCTTCACATTCTCACCTGAAATACCGCCGATCTTACGGAAATACTTCATTGATTTTGGTGTGAGAAGTGCAGTCTGAAGAAGAAGGTTTTTATCGCTTCTTTCGTCATTCCATGTGCTTATGCCTGATACGTCAAATGCCATTGTGTGTAGATATTAATGTGTTTGTTATTTTTTTTTTAGCTCTGAAGAGTTTGAAGGCGTTTAACCCGCTCATCAAAACTCATTTCGGAGTTGAAAATTGATTTTGNGGAATCGGTTTTCTTTGGTGCCGCAGGGGTCACTGAAGCAGTCTTTGAAAATTTATCAAGAATTCCGATAACTTCATCTTTAAATCCCTCGAACTTATCCACCTTTGCCTTCAGTTCGTTTTTCTGTTTTGAAATTTCTGCAAGCGTAGTTTTGAGTTCACCAAGCGCAACTTCAATAGCCGATAAATCTGTTTTGGGGAATGTCTTGAAAATCTCCTCGGCTATTTCCTTCGCATTCATTTCTGTTTTGGCGGAAGCGGCTTTAATATCAATCACCTTTCCTTCTTTGACAGTTACTTCAGTTCCGTCTTCGTGTTTGTAGGTCTTCTCCGGTGCAGGAACCTTTTTATCCGCCTCCATTAAAAACACATCGGAACCAACTACAAGCTCCCCATCATGGATGAGTTCCCCGTTATCGGATTTAAATGTTTTTGACGTTGAGAATTTTGCCTTCAGAAATTTTAACAGTTCAGGAAGGTCTTCTTTGATGGCTTTTTCTAATGACATTGAATAAATAGATTTGGTTCGTGCTTATACACCTAAGTATAAGTCCGGGGCAAGTCGTTTGAGGGGGGTATCAATACCCCCTAACAATATCCTGTATTTCCCTTAGTATTTCTTCATCTGTTTTTACCATATCCCCCATTGCAAACATACCCTCAACAGAGAATCCCATGAGCTTGCCTGTCTTTACATAATCATTCCATATCTCATCGTTATCCACTTTCACTGTAGCAAGCCATGACCCCTGAGAAATACCATCAAACGCCTTTGGAGGCAAAACCCCGCGAGTATCATCTACCATAAACGATTCAATCAGGTATACCCCTTCCGCTTTCCTTCCATCATCGTGCATTATGTTGAAGTTTGATACAAAGCCATTTATAAAGAATTTCTGCACAATTTGATAAATAGTCTCCTTATCAAAGACTACATAATACTCCCCCCGTATTTCATCCCTTCTGTATATGGGCATATTGGCTACCATGAAAGCTCCGGTTATCAACCGCCTGTCTGTATCGGCAGAGAATTTAATCTGCTTATCGAATTTTATCCAGTTGAGCTGTATTGCCGGATCATCGACAAGGGCTATGTAATTGACTCCCATTGGAGTATCATCTCTTTCGTTGATCTTGAGTTTGTAAACTGGTATTTTTTTCATTGTATTTGGTTTAATATTTACTTCTTTCTTCTATATTCCTTACATTAGACTGAACTGCTGATATTTCTGTTTCAACCACGTATGCTCTGATGGGTCTCGCACCCGCACCTTGAAACCCCGTAAAATCTCCCTGCTCGTTGGTTTGTGTTTGTGTTGATTGCGTTTTCTGGAAGGTATTCTCCTGTGCCTGTAGTGATGAGATGGATGGAGCACCACCGCCACCGGATCCAGGAGAGGGGCCATTGCCGCCTGATGTTCCCCCGAACTGAGTCTTTGCTATTATCGCTACTCGGGCAAGCCCCTGCGCGGTTACTAGCGCTGCCGCGACATAACCTCTTATTACTGAGGAAGGATCACCGGGAAGTACTTGAGAAGCATATGCCTTTTGTGCAGCGATAAAGGTATCTATTGTAGTAGATGCGATACCGGCGGCTTTATTTATTGCAAATGCGTGTCTTTGACTTGCTTCTGATTTGCCAGCAAATGCTAAAGCTAACTCACCTATCGCTTTAAAAGACTGGGAGGCAACCATTTCTTTAAACTCCTTTATCATGGCTTCCCTTCTCTTGGTCTTTTCTGCGTCTACATCCGCATCTGCTTGAGCTTGTTGAAGTCCTGCTAAATTCCTTGATAGTTTTTCATTAGATAGTTTTTCATTAATGGCATCCTCTTCCGCCTTTTTTTCAAAGGCATACTTTTCGTTTATATTTTCCTGTTCAATCTTTTTCTTCTCGTCCAAGAATTCCTTTATCTCTTTTAGTTTTTTCGTGGCTTCATCCTCAGTTTTTTTTGTTGCCTCTTGGTCAATCTTATTAATCGCTATCTGAAATCCAGCGCGCTGGTCTTTGAGTTCGGCTAAACTCTTTTCCGCCGCTTCAATAGTCTTTAACCCTTCATCCTCCATTGCTTTGGGGTCGAATACCATTTCAGCCAATCCACCGGCAAACTTATCTACAAGACCAAATTGTTTTCCAAGTGCTTCCCCTGCAAGGTCGATCCCCTTTAAAAGTAAAGTTAGCGGAGCGGAAACAAGTTTTATGTATCCCTCAAGAACATCTCTGTTCCTTTTTGCCACTTCTATCTGCGCATTGATCTGTTCTTTTGTGGAGATAAGAGATGCTTCGCTTGCGCGGATCACCTCATCTGTCTGCTTAATTTTAGCTTCAAGAATTTCTTTTTCACTTTTACCCTGAAGCCTTAATATATTTTCCTGAAGCGTTATTGATTCAAGTTTCTTCTGCTCGATCCCAAGCTGTTTATTTGCAGCATCTACATTGGCCTGATACGATTTACTAGCCCCCCACAATCCGTCTGTGAACTTGGCTATTAACGCAATGACAGCTACTATCCCTACCGCAATGGCTGTAAATGGATTTGTAAGAGCAAAGGCTTTGAGTGCCATGCCTGCCGTTTGTAGTGCCTTTCCGAATCCGGCTAGCCCCTGAAGGCCGCTTGCCAGTGCCGTTGCCGCCTGCACCCGGACAAGTACCTTCATCAAATCCTCATTTTCCTTTCCAAAGAGTGCTGTTGCTGCCTGTGCCGCCGCGAAACCCGAAGCTACCGTTGACCCAACCTTTGCAAATGCCGCGAACTGCCTCTCAGGATTGAGGGCTTTTATCTGTTGTTTCAGGTCTTCAAGACCCCCTTTAACAATGCCCAAAGAAGCAAGGGTTGATTTATATTCAGCCGTCCCTATCTTCGTCTCGTTTATCTGCCGTGTAAGGTCTTTGAAATCACGCTTTAAATCCCCTACCGACTTATCGGCGAGGTCTGATTCGAGGACTACTTTTAATACTATATCGTCGGGCATTAGACTATTTTAAACGTAAATGAATATCGCATGGTTTTTGTCGTCGTATCGGTAGACACCCATCCAAACAGTACCCTATCTGCTACATCGGCAGCAATAGCCGCGCCCATGCTGGCTATATCATCCGCAAAGGCAACTCCTCCACATTCTGAAGGCTTTGTAAAAGCAGATGGGATGGGAGTGGACAGATCGAAAGAAGTATATGTTGCAGTCGATGTCGGATTAACAGATACTGATCCCGATACCGTACATACATTTCCGACCCTCATCCATTGCCCTTCTTGCGCTACGGGCATTGAGTCTAAATTAACCGGCAAGCTGACCGTTGGTGTATAGACACCAGAAATCGGATTCAGTGAACTCGATGTCTGTACATTATTCTGATAGGTAACATTACTCTCTACTACTGTAACGCCTGAAGAGTTCATTATACTCACATTCACAACTCCCCCTGCTACAATGCAACCGGAACTATTCAAAATAGTTATGTTCTGAGCCCGCTCCCCAACTGTATTATTATTACCGACAATTACCACCCTCTCCGCACTTGAGGCCACATAATTATTTATTCCATATACCTGCTGTTGGTTATTGCCCATTAAAGCAGCAAGGTTATTCCCTTGACTGGTAGAGGTTGGCGTTCTTGGTACTCGCTCGTTCATTATAGGGTAGAATTAAAAGTATCATCGTTTGCTCCGATGATGTATTTATTCTGCGGCACAAAAGGGACTCCCGCTTTTACTTTTATGAACTCGCATTTAGTAAGCGAAAGAGCAGATGGATTATAATCGTAAATCTTATTAAGCCTGAAATTTTGATTCATGAATCTGTATATGTGCCTGAAATCAACCTCTAAAATATCCACAGGTGTAAGCCAAAACCAAGCCGTTACAATCGAACTATTATAGTCAGTTATCTCCTCAATGAACTGTCTCCAATAGACGTTATAAATATTGTTATTCGTATACGCCCCCTGCCAAGGCGGTATGTAATAGACTTCATAGGGGACACCAAAATTCAAATCAATAGTCGGCGTGGTGGGATCATCCAAATGTCCGCAGTACGGGTACTGGGTTTGCGATGTGCCAGCGGTCTTTGATATGAAATTCCATGCTTGACACGTCTTCAGACCGCCGTAGTAAAGTATGCGTGGATTCATTGATTTGTTATGAACCACCTGCATGGACGAATCTACATTAAGTATTGCCGGATATATTCTGTCGCTTGCAGTAGAAGAATAGGAAGGTGTAGGACTAAAGCCTATTTCCATCGTTTCTGTATTCTTCAAAAAATCATTGTCCACATCCTTGTATCTCTCCCCATAAACTTCTCCATAAGTGTTTTCATAGGTTTTATTCAGCACATCCCCGTCCTTCTTGTACGTGAACCTGTATCTTTTGGCATTTAAAGCTCCCATAGGGATTATCTCAGGTTCCTTTTCTACATCCTGTTTTTCGCTCCAGTCCTGAACAGTTGTATTATAAAAATCATTTCTCGGTGCTATATGTATTTTGTTAGGCGTGTCCTTATCATACTCGAAGTATAAATTAAACATCTTCATTATCCACATAAGAAATTCAGTAGCCTTCATTTCCTGCGGCAGAGTATTTGAAAATGTCACCGTGTCTCCGTCTTTTAATTCAGGGTCGACCTTTGCATAAAAATATGACCCTGTATCTACATTCACCGCATAGGTCACATCATCAATAGCTGAGGTACAAGTACTGAATAGTTGGGACTGCAACTGAACATACACTGTATCCCCGGCTTGCAAAAAGCCAGACCACGATACCTGTTGCGTGTAGGTAGGAGATGTTTGAGGAGTGGACACCAAAGTACTGCATCCTGTTGAGAGATTCATTACAGGTGGAGTGCCGTATGTAGTTGCTACGTTATTAACTACAAATCTCGGATAACAGTAAATATTTTTATTAACGTTCTGATTCGCCACATTCGGAGTAGCCGAGCCGTAAAGGGCTATACTCGTAACAAAATTGTAATATCCGTTTGCCGGTACTGTATAAATGCCCGTTCCTGTATTATAATTACCCCCTCCGTCTTCGCTCGGTGCGGTGCTGTCGTTATTAAAAATTACAGTATCGTAATCCCATGCGTTAGCCCATAAAGCCGTAACAGTATCTGTTTGATCTGTCGTTAGCCTGCTTGCCCTAAAATTCCTTGCCGTTATCTGTGCATTGGAAAGTCTCATCTTATCAGAGACAAACGGCATTATAAGACTTTTAAAGAAGGTCCCTGTCAGAAAAGAACTCGAATACTGAAACCCGGCATAACTAAAAATCCTGTCCCACACCTCCTTGATGTAAACCGCTGGGAAGAAGTGATTAACATCATAATCTATTTTGTTTATAGAATAGCCATAATCAATGAAGGGATAAACATAATTAGACCCAACCGGAGTGCTCCATGATGCTATTTGATTTGCCCGGTTATAGACGTGGTTTAAATCCGTCCACGTAAGATCGGTCAATCTCTTATCAACAAGCGTAGTAAAAAGATCATCGAGCCTGCCCTTTAATTCAAGGTAATATTCTATCTTCTGATTTTTTAAAGTTTTGATCTTGGCAAGACGCATAAACCCCTTGAAGACCTGATTCCCATAAAAGACACGGGCCTCGACCTTGTGGTTAGGATTATACAATCTATCCACACCTATTTCATAGATGTGTGCGAAGAGCTTGTTGTTATTGTTTGTTCCAGGAACAGTGACGGTCTTTGAGTAATCGCTGTTTCTTTTCTGAGGTTCCTTTATGTCTGCAATAGAATAATTGAGTGAGATAGGTATATCATCATGCAAATCGATCGTACCTGATGTCATAAACACAGTACCGGATGTTTGATATATTTTTAACTCAGTGTTCATGCCCGTTGCCTTCTTTCATTAAAGGAATATTGAAAATCAATAACAAGATTGAATACCTTATCGGTTTTATGTTGCCTTTGAGTGTACTTTGTATCAATGATATTGATAGGTATTAATCCATGCGTTGCGTCATCCAAATAGATTTCAGGAGAGGTTAGTAATTCTTCCAGCCATATGGATTGACTCTCTGTTATCCAGTCAGAATTCAGCTTTATAGTAGGGCGGTACTCGGTGTGATAGCTCGTCCGAAACCTGTCCGTTTTATTATATGTATAAGAAGATCCTGATTTGAATTCTCCTAATGGCTTCTCATATTGCACCCTTTTTATATCAGTGTTTACTTGATGCGACTTAGTGAAAGAAAAGGAATCGTAAGCCCCATATTTATTTTTAAAATGTACCCTATACACATCATGGTTTGTACAAGAGCTGTCTACTATCGTCCAATATGATTCTGATACCCTGTCATGGGCTGTATTAGTAAAATATATTTCCCATGCTGTTATTAGTTGCTTTATTATCGGCAAGGTATCGGTGGTATAAATATCTGAATCAGTTATACTATTTAACTGACCGCCAGATGGGAATCGTAACATCCGGTTAGCCGCCGTCCCTGTATTGTGATACTGATGGTTAATAACCCTGTAAGAAGCTGCGTATACCTTGCTTGATCCCACGCCTGTATAGGTGTTTATGTTTGCGAACTTAATAGCCCCTGATGTTTGGCTCATCACATAAACCCACTGATCTTCTTCTGTTAATGCTCCGCGTATAGTACCGCTTGATGGGGCATTGCTCAAAATATTTATTTGATCTGGGGGGCCAGCGGAGGCATAGTTACCCGGCGAATAATCCTTATATTCCAAAGTACTAAGGCTTCCGTTAAAGGCCGTACTTCCAGAAGCTGTAATCATATTTGTATATACCGTCACCCCTGAAGATGGCCCATACATCTCCCCAAAGTTTACAGTATAATCAAGTATAGAATTGGGGCATTGCTGAAATCCGTAAATCGTATTTCCTATGTCTGATGATAGATACCGCTGAAGAATAGGTGCTATATCAAATACACCTCTTCCGTAGGTAGGATCAGCAGGGGTTTTCATTCTGATGAATGTCGCCCCACCGGCAAAAGTTTGTCCGGTGATTGATACATCGGCGATGTACTCAAAATTCGCTTGTGCTGTATTGGAGGAATTTGCTACCCACCATATATGATTATAGGCTGGTTGGAAATCTTCTAGGGCACTTATAGAATAACTCATTGTGCTATTGTTAGTAAATCTATCTGTATGTCTTTTTTGAACCTTTCTTTCATCGTGGTCTTTAAGTCGGTTATTAACTTATCAGTTACTACATTAGAATAGAAGTGTGTATCCCTTGTCCCGAAATCAGCTATATGTCTTCGTATAAGCCATGCGAGTTGTTTGCGCTTCTTATCCATAGAGGCTTGTTTAATCAGCCTTTTATATGATCTATTACCAAAGGTTGTTGTTAGTCTCTTCCTTGTTCTCGATCCAAGTTTTACCTGTACCCCTCTTTGAACGAGCCACCTAACAATAGGCTCTTCTGGAGGGAATTTACCAGGAGCCCTACCGTGCTCCAGCCAATACCACGACTGAGGCATAATAATCTGTGCCTCAACTCTTTTACCTAAAAGGCTAAACACGGGACGTATACCGGCAACGAGCGGTGATGCCTGTGGGTCTCCTACTGAGGGGAACTTAGCCGAACTCTTATTAAGATTCATCTCAAGCACGGCACTCTCTCTGAGCTTGGAAATAAGCAGTTCTGACCATTCTTTCAGGTAGGTACGGACGGATGGGAAACTACCTTGAGCCATTTGCTTTAATTTGTTCGTTCTGGTAATCCTGTTTGTCCTTGTAAAAAGCAAGTGAGTTTAAAAAGAATACCACCGGCATATCTGTTATCTTTTCCCACTTGGTTATGTCGTTATTACTGAGCGAGTCGAGGACACAGTACCATCCCCAGTGTTCTGAGAATCCTTTACCGACTTTAATTTCTTTGTCATCTTCATTAGTTTCTTCTCCGACATTTTTATCTTTTCGTGGAAATAATCCTGAATAGGCTCCTGTAAGTTTATCAATACTTGACAAAAAAAAACAAAGTAAGGATGGGCTATGGTCATTGGAAGACTAAGCAGGTCATCACAGGTCTTGTCATATGGTATATATTCCCACTTCTGCCAGAACAATTTCCTCGTCTTGCACATACAGGCTATCAGTTCGTGCATATGGTAGGGTAGTTCCTCTTCAGAGGCTCCCTTGCCGGCGTTATTGAAATCAATGAACTGGCCAGCAGTCATACCCTCTGTTAGTATTACCGCTTGATACTTCCTTCCCTTACATTTAAAATGGGTATGTACCTTGCCTTGTGGAGGCTGGCCGTATAAAAAACCCAAAGAACGGGCCTTATCAGTTATCTGTTTGACGGTTAGCCCTTCTATCTCTGCTTCTGTCTTGCCGGACAGAAACGCTATCAATTTTACCTCCCTCTCAATCGGGTCTTTGTATACAGAGAGTATGGTTATGATTTGCTGATATTGGCCTATGCTGATTTCTGACCATGATTTTGGGAGTCTCATACCCATGAGTATAAATAAACGGATGGGCGTACCTATGCAAACCCTATTCTGTATATTCCTTTTGGGGCCGAATTATGCGTATAGATAGCGTATCTCATCGCATCCATGCCATCATCAAGGAACTTTACAGGCTCGTCCTCCACTATCTTTCCGTTCTTATCCTCCATCCACCTGTAATTTCGTATCTCTTTTATCAGGTCTGGACTATCATCAAGGATGTGCAGATTCATGGCTTTGATTTGCAATATTCCATTAACAACACTATCCTTTGATTTGTCAGCGGGCTTAATGTTGAATCCGGCCCTGTATATCTCTTCTATGGCATCCGGGCGCGCGCAGTCTGCGTATATCACGGAGCTTCCCAAATTAAGTTTCTTCATGCCGTTAATCAAATCTCCCGTTGTAAGACCTGATCCATAAATAAGTTGTTTAACATATACGGTTTTATTCTCCACTATACCAACCTTTACGAGTGCTGTAGGGTGATTAAAGCCAAAATCCAACCCGTAAATATAATCTGCAAATTGTGGGGTTTGGTCTGTTAGTTTCCAGTGCTCATAAATAAGCCCTTTGATCTGACCTCCCCACTCACCGAGGCAGTATATCTTATAAAAGTTTTCGTTAGTATCACGAAGCGATTCCAAGTAGGTCTTATAGCTCTCTGGTAAAAATCTGTTTTCCATATAAGTTGTCTTAACCATCTCACAGTCAAATCTTTTCTTGATAACAAGGGCATCGTATATCCAATGCTCTGTACTTATAGGGTTAAATGAACCTACAAGCTGATTGAACATAGCTTTTTTGGTACGAAGCCGAAGAAGTAACTGGCTAATGTCATCCTCTTCAAATTCATTCATCTCCTCTGCCCATACATCGGTAGGCTCCTGAATGGATTTAATTTTCTCTCTGTTGTCAAGACCAAAGGCAACCATTTTATTCCCGTTATTGCATTCGATCTCCATATTTCCTTCCTTGATGCGAAAGAACTGTCCAAGGCCAGACCTGGCAATAAGGTCTTTAAATAACTGAAACTGGGAATTTCTTATGGTGTTTGCTACTTTACGGCAGTAGACAAGACGAAAGTATGGCTCTTTGAGGCAGCGATAAATGTAACGTTGAGCGATGAATACTGACTTGCCCGAACCGGCACCACCGTAGAATACCAGAAACCGCGTGGGATTGTCAAGATGGCTAAAGTATACTTCATTAAAGTCAGCTTTGTTAAAGGTTATCTCCGTCATTGAATTTTACATCAAATTTAGTAACCGTTATGGTTAGTTTATCTTCAATACGTTTTTTTAGCTTATTAAACTCGCGTATAGCTGCCACCTTTGCCCCTAAGTCAGCGTTCTGTGTAATGGCAAGCAATAGTTGCTTATCAACAAACGCATCGTTAAAGCCCTCAGAATCAAGCATAACATTGATGTATTTTAAAATGTCAGCGTTCGTCAATAGCCTCCATGCTCCAGTTCTTGCCACTGCGTGCTGTCCTGGCTTACTCACATCAATGTTGTATGCCTCGGCATAAGCTACCACACCATTACCAAAGAAGTCTGCTGTAACATAAAATTCACAAAACTTTATCTGCTGTAAATTAAGGCCGTATTTCTCTGATTTAGATTCCATTTGCTGTTTCGTATTCGATCATTAGGTTATAGAGGTCATTCATTGCTGCTATTTTGCAACCATCACATCCGAAGTTTACAGGGGACCCCATAGAATACCTCTGTATGAGCTTATTGGCTACGTGTAGGGCCTCCCCCCCCTTGTATTGACCATTTGTGTGGAAAAGGACAATGTTATCCCTGTGGGGCTTTATTTCGTTGTATTCGGATTCTGTAATCATATCCCTGTATTGTGTTTTGCGATGATATTAGAGATGTTGTAAAGCATAAAGGCCGCAAGACTGGTCATACTACTATGTATAAAAATTTCAGGTAATGGGTATTTGATGAAGAAAAGTACCCCTATCCAAAAGCCCATACAGGGTTGGCAGGAGAATGGCTTTAGGGTTTTCAAGTACTTTGTCTTCCATAAAGAGGAGGTCCATATCTGAACAAAGAGACAGGCAAGCCAGCCGAGGGCAAGAATTGTTATTACCTTTTCCATTTATTCAAATCATTTCTGCCATTGTACAATTTTATAATTACCGAATTCTTGGCCAATCCATTTTGTTATATCAACCGTATTGCTTAATGCGGTTGCCCATGCTCCGGCCTGATGTGGATTAGGGGCGTTGCTCATTACCTCTACCACATATTTGAACTGCTTGAACAAGGGTCTTACCCTGTAGTCTCCGGCTCCTGTCGGCTCGGTGTCGTGAATTACGATAATTTCAGCGGAGTCTTTAAACCGGATAAGGTCGTCTTTTCGGCGTTCCCCTGGTGCGTGATCTATAAATACTACCGATGGATTGGGGTTTTGATCCGAGCAGGCATCCCACGCTCCCCTGTCTATGAGTGTAAAACTATGGTATTCGTTTGCGGTTTGCTCGAACTTTGCTAACCATTTTTTGTCTGTTTCGTAACTATGTAATTTCCGTCTCCTTGATGTGCAGTATTCATGTAACAGAGGAGTTGACCCGTGCCCGGTCCCCATTTCAATTATATCTCCAACGGTGTCTTCCAATGCTTTATAGAGGAGGGGATAGTAGGATAGGTCGTTATTGGTTGGGATGAATTTGTTTTTCATATTGCATCGTGAAGTATTAATTTAACTATCTCGCTTACCTTTAATTGTTTGCCGGTTAGATTCATTTCAGTTGTCCAATCAGGGATAAGACTGATCCAGTGAAGGAATTCTCCTTTATTTATTATATATCTGAAAACGTCTTGTACTTCACGGGGTTCGCCATTTTCTATCTTCGCCTTTAAGAAATTTATCAGGGTATTAGGATTTCTGCCCCAAGTAATATTCCCTATCCTTACTATCGTGCTTACCGCAAAATTATCCTTTACCAAATGCTCCATGATTTTCTTGTGCCTTGTGTATGGGGTGTCGGTATAGTAGATCGACAAGGTACTGAAATATACGAGGTGGGAAAACTTACTCTGCTTTAATAGTAAATCCTTTTCCCTTTGGTACTGGTGCCAGTCCGTGCATGACGAGTTACTCACGCCCGAGGCGAAGAATATCTTGTCAACCTGATCGGTTAATGCACTTGCAATATCCCCTTTACCTATGATTGCCATTATTTAGTTATTTAGCTATTAGTAAAACGTCCCAATAATTATATCCGGCACAGTGTCTTTGCTCCCATACCCGGTTATGGATAGTATAGTATTTGCTCAGCCAGTCTAACAGGGTATTGATCTCCTCTTTTGTCTGCCCGCAGTGTGCGTGAAACTCGACACTTACTTGTTTGGCGATGGGATGAATGGATGATTTAAGTATTCCGAGTTCCTCTCCCTCAATGTCCATCTTTATAAGATCCCAGCGGTTTACACCCACAAATTCTGAGAATGAATGTAGTGTCATCTTCTTGATTTCGTTGCCCTCTTTTATATGCGTTGCCTGCCCGTCATTGTGTACCCCGCACCATCCACCCGAATCGGATATGGCTACCGGGTAATAGTTCTCGTCATCAAGCTCAGCGATGTCCACGCAGTAGACGTTATGCCTATCACCAAACTGAGTGCGGAATTCAAAGCCCCGACAACCCAGGTCGAGTATGTTTGCATGGCGAACCGGAAGCAGTCTCGGAATAATGGAGTGTTCTCCTACTATTTCAATTTTCATCGTTGTACCATTTCTCACCTTCTTTTAGGAAGTGTTTTTTTTCTATCACTTGGTCATACATCCACAGATGACGCAATAATGGTCTCACTCCATTTTGGTCTATTGCTATGGACAGGCAGGTTTCATCCATCCTATGGCCACAAATATCAATGCCATTATTTTTTTCATTGGTAATCATTTCCTGTGTGCCGAAAAACCCCGTCTGTTCCATTTCTTTCCATTTGTTAAATATCTTTTCGCTGAGTTTTATGCCGAAGTCAAAAATATAAAGACTACCCCCCACTAAGAATAAGTCATTGGGTATAGAAAAGTTTTCTTTTATCGCCTTACTACAATATCTGTAAACCTCGCACTGATCGTCTTTTATCGCGTAAACTCCGTAATGAGGAAGTGCTTCAAATAATCGTTCAATTTCTTTTTTCAGCACACAACACGTATCAATCCATATCACCTTGTTAAATCCTTTCTGTCTTGCGTATTCGATGGCGTGAACCTTGAACCCGTATAGGCTTTCATGAAAGAGTTTAGCATTAGGAGGCATCTCATCTGTCCAAAAGAAAAGTGTTACATCAGAATAGATAGAGAGGATGGATTTACGTAAGCGGTTCTGCGTACTGACATACGGCTCGCGGAAGCTGACGTTTACAAAACAAAAGTCTTTCATCTTCTTATAAATAAACAATCCATTAATGGGGCATCGGGACGTTGGTAAACAAGGTCGTATCCTAAGTCCTTTAAGTTACTCAGAACTTTAGGATACATTTCTTTATGCAATTCTGGGAAGACGTGATCGTGGAATTCTACGGTTATTTGTTTGGGGAGTGGGCGAAAATTCGGATCTGCAAGGATGGAATACTCCCCTCCCTCTATGTCTAGTTTGAGTATATCTACTTCTTCGAATGGCAATATATTTATTTCATAAAAGGTATTAAGTTTCATACTCTCAACTATGATACCTTCTTCCGGCGTGAATTCTTTTATGTCTTTTGTATATCCCGATTCGCCCAATTTATAATATGTTGTAGTGCCGTCATTTGGTGTTATGGCTAAATTAAATATCGCTTTTCTTGTTTGTAGATTATAGCGATATTTATATGGAACAGCTGATTCATCAGCATCAATAGAGTATACTTGGCATTTTTCAAACTCTTTTTCAAAGGCAAACCCTCTACATCCAATATCAATGACTACGCCTCCGGTCAGAAGTGTTTCGTCAATCGTATGTCCGTCAATAGTTTTCATATCTTAATCCAATTTTTTTCATAAAGATCATCCCATCCTTCAGTATCCTTAAACCATTGTCTTGGCGCAACTACCCGCTTGTTGGGACTTTGATTGAGGTAGGCCGCCCACCAACCGAAGGAGCTGTTAGAAATTATATTGTCGTTGCACATACTCATAATGAACAAGTCTATAATGGCCGGTTCATTCTCGATAAAATAAAAATGTTCTCCTTTAAAGTTTTCTTTACACCAAGGTATATCATCAGAGCAAACAATAAAAAGCCATTCATTATATGGAGTATCCCATATTTTACCAATTGCTTCATTGTAATATTCTAAAGGCATTAATCCTTGGCAGGCCATTTGTTCCGGGAGCATAAAGTCTCCTCTACGGATATGAATAGAACAAGTATTTGCAAGAAAAAGTCTTTCATATTTTTTTTCTATGTATTCCTCCCACTCAGGAGTTAATTTAAAATATTCCACTATATACTTCTTGTGGTGGTTGAAATACTTTGTTGAAAGAAGGTGTCCGTGTATTGTAACGTCTCCCTCAACAAATGGAAATCTTGTATATCGTAAACTTTCCTCCACTACTAATGTCCCTTTTATCTCTCCCTCCTTAACGGGCATATATTTTTGCCATTCCCATTTAGGAAATACGAATTGCTTGTTATGGTCTAGTGCATATCCAATCGTAGCCGCCATTTGAAATAGGCGGTTTCCGGTACGTCCCATATAGTTGCAGGTAGCTGTTCCGTTACTCATCGCTGATTTTTATTTCATTAATAATATTTTTCCAATCCGTCCTCGGCTCATAGTCATAGCATTTGGTATGGCCCCACATCCCCTTCAGTATTTTTACGTTCCCCCTAAGTTCCCATACACGGTAACTCATGAAGGTGTCATCGCATATACCCAATCCCATTTTTATCATTGCATTGCCGGTTCGGTCAGCATCGTCTTTTTTAGCTTTAAGTATTTCCCGAAGGATTCCCCCCCTTATAATTTGTAATTGTCCGCTGATATGTGCGATAGGGGGTTGGTTAGGGTTGGCAGATTTGATATTATCTCCTGTCCCGGAAAAATCTATAACATAACCATCTATTAATCCTTTAAACTTATTCAATGGATTCTCTTTAATAATCACATCTGTATCACAGGTTATTACATAGTCTTCGTCATCAAATTTTAATTGTTTGAGTCCTTCCAGAAGGGCATTAACACCATCCGTGCCTCCGAAATTAGAGACGAGATTATCATGGAAGATTATTCTGCCGCATTCGACTATCCAGTTTGGGACATATTTTCTATCATAGGTAGGGTGAGGGCATTTACGCTGACAGTAAAATGTAACAGTCCCCTCGTACCCGGCCAACATCCAGCTTTCATAACAGAGTCTGGCAATATAGTCGTCCTTGTCGTATGCCTTTATAAACAGGTGATTCATAGCTTTCCGTAAGTAGCCTCAAATATCTCCAAAAACCTAAGTAGCTTTGATTCGTGACGGACGTTATTATTCTCACAGTGGGCATCAATCCACGGCCCCGGTATTATCTTCATGCTATCCCCCCTGTCGATGCGTCCGAAGGCAAACGGTTCTCCTTCACGTCTTCCTCTGGGAACAAATTTAATCTGCTTCTTGTACGGGGCCAGCTTGTCAGTAAGCACTCTCCAATCCCAGTTCCACCATGTTTCCCAGTCCGGCGCGTAGCATATCGGCTGGGCTTTTGCGTCCCTCTCAAAGTCGTTCTCTGTGAGTCCTGTGAGGTTCATTACTTCCTTCCACTTGTGCCCGTTCATTGCGGCATAACCCATTGGGTAATAAGTATAATCAGTCAAGTCATGCCCATGAATGGTTATGTCCTCATATTTCGGCTTGCAGTAATCAGATAGTGGAAGCATATCCATGTCGCTAGTCATTATGAATGTGTCTTTCGACATATAATTTGCCGCGTAAAGCCTCCCCCCCTGAGCTAGCGTTTCGGAACGCAATCCCTTAATTTCCGGGATTCGCATCAGCATCGTATCGGGATTATTAATTAATAACTCCTTTGTATCAACGTCCTGTGTAATCAGGATGGCCAGATCCCATCCTAGTATGTTCCATGCCCTTTCGATATAGGGTGTATAAAAATAATAATCCGGGTTATTATTTGTGCTGACTACTACTGTTCTTCTTTTTTCTGCCATGTATGTATTAGTTTATTGAAAGCAAATTCAAATCCGAATAACATTTCTCCTATCTTTAGTATTATTGTACGATACTCATCCGTTGAATCTACTAAATCCACACTTTTTTCAAACAACTTAATATCGTTGTCTGTGTATATTTTTTTTAGTCCTGGTTCCATGTGAATGTTTTTGGATATTGCCTTTCGATTTCTATAAGATCAGTAAATTTATGTTTGTATTTATAGATGAGTTTCATAGTAGGGGGTTCGTACCATCCAGCCGCGCCAATATGCCCACAGATAATATTCGTCTCCTTCAGTTCTTCGGGTATTCCCAATGGTATATCTTCGATAGTATTATGCCAGTCCCCGAGCCACGTCTGCCCATGTCCTAATACATAATGTTGTGTGATGCTGTCTCGTCCCTTTTGCGCGAATTCGGGGTATATAGTTTGATTTAAAAAAACCTGATCGCTGCCCTTGTTCCCAAGACTATGGCTACATAATTTCATTAGGTCATCATGTGAGTTAACTTTCATACGCTCAGAAAAATATGCCGGATTAACCCCGATCATCCCCCCAAGCAGCGGTACGTCGTGGCTAACTGAGTCCGTGATGGCGTGCATGGCCTTGTCGTGATTGATCCAAACTTGCACGGCTTGTGCCTCCCGGTAAGTTGCCGGAGAGTCCAGATCTCGACAGAGGACATGAGAAAATTCCCACTTGTTAAATGTGTCCTTCCAAAAAACAGGTTTCATTCTCCAAAGCATTGCTTCACAAATCGGGGTGCCGTTCTTATTCTTTTCAATGCGAATAATGTTTCTATCCTCCAATGCTTTAAAAAGTGAAGCGAAGCCGTTATAGGTGGCGTGATCTGTTTCGAGTATGGTAAACCAGTCAGGATATATCAGTCTGTTAAACCGAAGACATAGCATTAATCCTCGAAGGTAACTTGCAAAATCAAAGCAGGAGTCTGCCCTTTCTCTCTCATATCCAAATAAACTATATGATATGGCTTTAGTCATTTTTTGTTTTATAATCATAGTGGTACAGGACCCCTTCTATTTTAGTCTCGTTCTTCAGTAGTCCTGATTTAAAAATTTGTGTCGCCCAATCAGTGTCCTCCCCGTGATTTATTTCTGGGAAGCTAAATTTCTTTGCTATCTCAGCCCTAATAACATTAAGATGATTAGGATAGCGTTCATATTTAACCGGGACGGTTTCATTGGTGCGGTACTCTTTGTATTTAATCGAATGCTCAAATATTTCCGGCGTTGAGCCATCGAAAGTTATTCTACCAATCATGGAACAGTTGTCACAGGCCGTTTCAATACAATCAAGTATCTTTTGAACGTATGTAGTAGAGGGAGTGTCATCATCATCAAAGAAACAAATATAGCTCCCTGTTGCTTTTGAAAGAAGTAGGTTTCTCTTGCTCCCGATTGTTGCTTCTCCTCTATCCACGCTTGTAATAATTTCCACATCATCAACTGCTTTACATTGAACTATCTGTGCAAATAATTCTTCTTTCAAACAGATAAGCTGTGCAGCCCTGGATTCAAGAGAAGGTATGAGGATGGATAGTTTCATAAATAAAAATTCTTACTCTCTCTTCTGATATAAGTATCCTTATCCCTATTCCTTATAGCCACATCGTATCTGCCCTCTGTCTTATCATACTGATTATCATAAGGGGTTTGTCCGAATGATGGATGGTAATGGTTGAACAGTCTTTTGTTTATGAATTTATATCTGCCAAGTCTCTTTCCAACCTCCTGCGCCTCTAGGTCACATTCAAGAGATTCATAGTCAGGGTTATAGATATATCCGAAGCGGTCATAATATTTTTTATCCATAATACTCATTGTCATGCAGTTAGAGCCTTGATTCTGATCTGGGTAATGTAGCAGGCAATCCCCATCAGGATACCACCTGGCAATATCTTCCTCTATGGTTCTGTCATACCCCTCGGCAATAAACATCATATCATCAGACATATTTATTAAAACATCAAATTTAGGAGCCTTATCCATATCCCTGTTTATGGCAGCCACTTTATTTTTGCTTACGCCAAATACCGGGTATAGTTTTCCTTCATATCGTTTCATCTTTTCTATCATGGCTTCATTGTTCATTGTCTTATCGTCAAGATCAAGAGAAGCTAAAATAGTAAATTCCTTGTTTCTTGAGTTTATATAGATATTCTCTACGCAGGTTATAAACTTTTCAGGACGGGATCGGGAAGCGAATTTGTAAAGGATGGTCATTAGTAAACTATTTATAGAGGTTGGTATATTTTGGTGTCATTATCATATATCTCTTTGTTCTTCTTCAGATATGATTCAAGTAAATGTAGTTCGTCCTTTAAGCTCGGATCGTGTTTTACTTGCTTATTGAATGGCAGGTGATAGTCAAAATCCATTGCGTAGATGTAGTCTCCGGCTCCGGCAGGACAAGTGTACTTACCGCGCGGGGTTAGTCCGGCAGCGTGAATGCGATTTGAATATCCAGCGTGCTCGAATCCGTAGTATCCATAAGCCGGATTGTAAGCCCCTACCTTCTCAATAGCCTCTTTTGTCAAGAACATAAAACAGCCGGAACAATTATTATACTCTCCAAGTATTGAATAATCATAATCCCACTTAATCTTCTTAATTGTCGGGGTTTCCTTTAGATATAAATAATGCTGTTGCTTGGTTATTTTACTTGACTCAATGAAAAACTCTGCCCAGCCGTTCTTAATAGGAAAACAGTCATCATCGAAAAGGAATATATAGTCGCAATCTTTCAAGGTGCGGAGACATTCATTTTTTCTATACGCTATTCCTTTTCTTTCCGGAGCATCATACGCAGTATAAATAACAGAATCGGGAGGGCGTAATATATCTATCTGTTGCCTCCATACTTCCAAATGTTCCGGCCTTTTATATGTTGTTACCCCTATGCCGATTTTCATAGCAATAATGATTTATATAAATCCGCCCTCGTCCTATTATGGGTGTCGAGGTCGAAATTCTTAGTTATTGTTTCGTGAAGAGCAAGACCCATATCCCGCGCCATTGATGGATTGAGTGTGAGTTTTCTTATGTATACACACCAGTCTATGTTATTACGCGAATGAGGTACTAAAAATCCGTTAATGCCATGACGTATCCATTCTCTATAAGGGCTCATATCAGAACAGATAACTGCCTTCTTCATCCATCCGGCTTCTACAATCTTTAGTTCTGATTTGCATTTATTAAACCCATTTTCTTTTAGCGGAACGAGTGCTACGTCTATCTCGTTGTAAAGATCGCCGTATGTCTCTATGGATCTTCCCCATAATCTTCGATATTGTTTATTGTAAGATATGTGTTCCATATTTGGAGTGCACTGCCGAAGATAATTATAATATGTTGCGTCTGAATTCTTGAACGAATAATTAGATGTGAATGTCTTTTCAATCTCTTTGTATTCATAGTTACATGAAAAGCCGCCAACACATACCTGAATATCGTTGTATATGTTTTTTGATATTTTCGGAAATGTAGATTTCATTATCGCTATGTCCGGCTTGTGAAATATACCGCCTATCCAACCAAATCGAAGACGCGATGATTGAATTTCCCTTATTGTAAACTGCTTTGCATCCGGGGATATGCAGTTAGGGAGTACGGTTACATTGGTATTGTATGATCTTATCCTATGTGCGAATGTTGGTGTGGTAGTTATTACGTGGTCAACCCTCTTTAGAGTATCTATTATCCTATGTGCCACATTCTCCTTGTTATATCTTTCGTACCAATGGTGGTCATCGGGGAGCATCCAATAGTCATCAATGTCAAGAATTATTTTGCGTCCTAACCTTTTAAGTCTTTCGATTGTTCTGTCTGTTCGCTCCTTGTTGAAACTTATTTGCCGAAGAAAATATATTGCCTGATATTCTAATATCTGTTCATCGGTCATACCATCAATATTTGCGTCTTCTCCGCTGCCGTGAGTAAACTCTATTTTAAATTCATTGTTGTGTGTCTTATTTAATCTTTCGTGTGGGATATATTGGCGGTGATACTGAAGAGCAGTCGTTTCCTTTTGAACCACAAGTAGTATCTTCATCGGCTGTTCCATGTTCTTAATTATTATCTCTGCTTGAACCTTTCTTTTGATGGCTTCTACTTTTGACCTTACAAAATAAATAGGAATATTTTTTTCTCTTGCTATTTTGGTTTTATATTTTCCATCCGTCCACTCCCTGAATAGTTGTTTGTCATGCCACGGAAGGGATTCTATTACCCTGTTTGCCCGTTTTGCATCTATGTCCAAAGAATGGTCGTAGTGTTCTGAGTCGGTAATTCTCAAAAGCTCTTTCTTGTCTAGCCGATCCCGGTACTTGTAGTGGAACCTGCTTGTCTTTGAGTTTACCATGTTCGATAACATCCTGTAAATAAAACAATCCGGGCATAGTATCTCCGTAAACCGATCCTCTTTTGATTCGAGAAGTTCTACAAGTAAATCCTGAAATAAGTCTTTGTAAAGGGAATTGCCGCGAAGTAGTTTCCGGCATATTGCGATGTATCGTGGGGATGTGGAAACCTGTGCTATAAATTCTTCCTTTGTCATTCATTCAACAATAAAAGTAAAATAAATATTGATAAGAAATATTTATTTTATCAACACTTATATTTAAGGAATTATTTAATAAGAACCAAATTAAAATCCGGATAGAGGGCTTTGGTTAGTTTCCATTTAAGTTTCCACAAATCGGTTTCCATTCCCTTAACTTCCCAAAATTCCTTTCTTCCATCCCTAAACTCAACCATAAAGTCTATGAAGTAGTTAGCTATGTGAACGCTATTAACATCAAGACTTATTTTATATTGCCTCTCCCATGATTTTACGCGGTCTTTACCTATTGCTTTTTTCATCATATCTAACTTGTGGGCGACCACTGCCTCCATTTTGCTATCATAGTTGTGCCCATTATGCGTTTGTCGGACATTACTATATTTGTTTTTTTGTGCCATTGGTTAGTTACTTTGGGACCGTTTAGGGAGCTTGCTACTCTTGAAAAGCGGGCGTTCATTAGAAGGGGGTTTTTATTTTTATTTTTTCAAGCAGTAAATACCTTATGGTTGAATTATAGGAAGTTCCTTTCTTCTCGTCTTTGGTATATTCTCCTGCTAATTTTTCGAGCATATATCTTTTATTGCCCCATTCATCAAGCAAAAGTTTAACAGCACTTAACACAGCATTGGAAGAAATATTTTTTGCTTCCGTTGCCAATTCCGTAAGGTCTTTTTCAAATTCATTTAATGAACCTTGCTTCCAATGTTTCTTTGTAAATTCTTTGATGTATGTCTACAGCATCCGCACCTCCCAATTCCGTGATTTACTCCTTTTAGAATAAGTCGCACCTCACAGCACTCTACTATCCCATCAATGATATAAGTTTTGCCTTTTACGGTTGAACCTTCGTAGGCAGTTTCCACGCAAATCACTTTTTGTCCTATTTTAAACATTGTCTTTATATTTAGTTGTTTCAATTCCTTCGCTCAAAAAGGTTAAAAATACTACCGCTAACATTTGCAAATTTCTACTTCTAATCCCCTGCCTTCGTAAGCCCTCGGCTCGTTATATTTTAGTCATTGCCTTATCGTATGATAAAAGGCTGCGAAGCCCCTCAATACTTCTATCGAGTGCTTTTA